ATAAAATACCTACCCTGCTTGTGCAAGATATGACATGATTGTAATAGAGTGTTGTCTCTACGAGAAGCTACACCTATACGCGTTAGTGTTTCTCTGACTTTTAAAAAGTCATCTGGTTCCGCTAACGTGATTTCTAACATCATGTCAGCGTTCCATTGAACTAGATTATTCTCTTCCACCTATGGACACCTTACTTTTAATTGTTGTTATTTGTGATTCTGACAAAAGACCTACCACCTGTTTTGCTTTAGTTTCACTGTAGCCAAAATAACGTTTCACACATTCTATGTCGTCTCGTTGTTCAGGTTTATCGCATTCAGAGAATCGTTTCTTCTTACGTACAATATTTATAAGAAAATCGTATTGCATCTTGTTATCTAGATGATGCAAACGGTTCATTTCATTAGACATAAGTACAGTGTCTGGAAAATATGACAATGACCTATTTGTAAGAAACGAGTTATATTTAGTCTCAACCTCTTCGTCTTGATCCATGAGATTGACTTTAGTGTTATTAATACTGTTTATAAACTCAAATGGACCCAGATTAGATTTTGTCTTCAATTTTACACCACCCGTTCTCATAATCTTTACGATAAAACTTTTTGATACGCTGTCTCTGTATAGTAGTCAGCGCATCTCCGTACATCTTCAACATCGTTTTATTGTCGTGGATATTAATCTCTCTTTCTGACAAACCCAACTCAGCCGCCTCGTTTAAGAATATCATAAGTTGATGCAGTTCGTCAATATGCACAACCATATCATATTGTTTAGGATCGCCTAGATACCAAGTTTGAGTATAGAAGTGGTTATTCTTGAGATTTCCCTGTTCAATATTACCTAAAACTTGGTCTAACTCTTGATCTAAACTGGGCAACTCATCACCACGACCATCTTTGATGTACCTAGCATGATTGGCAACAATATATTCACAAGCTGACTTGAAACGATCTACAGGGTCTCTTTTTACTGCAATACGATAACTACCCGTCCGAAAAGGGATATCAAACTGATCCCCAAATTTCCGTACCTTGTTTAGTCTTTCAACACGACCGATATATTCATCTACTCCGCGATTTAATCTGTGAAGTTCTTTCAGTGAGGACATTCCATTCTTTGGACACATCCTAACGTCGATATTGTTCGGGAAATACAACACATTGTCTGCTGGAGACATTTCATATAATCTTGTCGTATACATTAACTTTTAATCTCAACATTCGCCATACACTCAGTGAGACAGGCGACTAGATTTAGTTCGTGGTCAGCCACGAACGCGTTCTTGTACTGATAGTCCGCAAGAATCAATACGAGTTGCGGAATACTGTTTGGGTTGACATGATCATACATCCTGTCATACACGCCGCGAAATATCGCCGCAGGTTCTAGGTCTAGATTATTAACAACCCACGATCGCATCTTCTTAAAGTTTTTGTCGCGAATCGCAGTAAACAGCTGAGTATATGTGTCAGAAACATCCATCTGTTTATCTGGAACGACATTAAGTGTTCCGGATATCGTGCCCCGTTGACATTCATTAAGAACACGTCTCCAGTCTGGCGCATGTTTCATAATGATCTGCGCAACTACCGACTTTTCATACTCGACTTTTTCGGTTTTTAAAATGTCAACAACTCGCGACATAAAGTCACCACAGAGTTCCGGCAGATCCGATTTACCGAAGTTAAACGAATATTTGGAACACCGCGAATGGAGAGGTTCAATGATACGGTTCTCGAAGTTGCATGTCATGATAAACCGACAGTTCTTCGAGAACTCTTCGATGAATCCGCGCAACGCGGGTTGTGTAGACTGCGGGTTGAGATAGTCCGCCTCATCTAGAATGACAACCTTATACCCACCCGACAGGGACACCGAAGACGCAAACTGCTTGATCTTCCCCCGTAGGGTGTCAATGTTGCCTTCTTCTGATCCGTTGATTACGATATAGTCAAGACCTAGTTCATCGCATATTGCACGAGCCACTGTGGTCTTACCAGTGCCCGCACTACCCGCAAACATCATGTTGGGAAGTTCTCCACCCTTTACGATGTTTTGAAAAGTTGTCTTTAACTCTGTGGGCAGAATAGTCTGCGATACAGTGGTGGGACGATATTTTTCAACCCAAAGAAATTCATTGCTCATTCGTACCTCATAATATAATAAAATTTGTAGGGGATATTATACTACAAATTCCCCTTCAAGTAAACCTCTCGCACGATTTATTTATGCGATTGAGGATCATAATGTCAATCGGTTTTTGCGATACAACCAATCGACAAAAACTATAATACTTCATCCGCATAGGCGTGGTTTACCTTTGCGTGGTGCATCTCATCACGACGAACGCACACAATCATATCAGAGAGCATTGCGCCCTTTTCAAGATCTACATAATAGTCTATGGCAATCTGTGGTGCGGGAACATCTTCAATCTCCCCAGACTCAATCAGATACAAATAGTTTGTATAACTCTGCACGGCTTCTTCTTCGAAATATCCAGTCATACGATGTGCCGTACGAGGGAACAACATGTACATCACCAAGTAGTAATGCCAAAAGACAAGTTGTACAAAAATAACCAAGACGCGTTCAAAAAAAGAAGGATGTACAATCTCCATAAAAAACATCAGGTGTTTTCTTTCGTTGGTCGCTTCGTCAAGAAGTTCTTGGATCTTTGTGCCATTGCCCTTTTGCATTTTACGCAGACTGTATAGGTGCGTGAGCATTCCTCCGACCATGCCAGGAACGCCCGCAACTGTTTCTAAAATAAGTGCGCGTTTGCCATAGTTCTGGCCAAAGAAGGTGTCTGCAAAGAATCTAAAAAACGAAGTCATAGACCTTGCAAAAGAATCTGATATTCTTGCGGATAGTTTCACGGAATCTCCGAAGGTGGTGCCGCCACCACGAATCGAACGCGGGACCTACTGATTACAAATCAGTTGCTCTACCTGCTGAGCTATAGCGGCATATTCTGTTTCATTTTTTCCTTACGTCTTTCAGTAAGGGTCCTTACTATGTATATGCGAGTGAATGCCACAAACGATATTCCAACAGTAAGAATTGTAGACAGAGTTAAAGGATCCGTAATACCCCACTTAACAACCGCTAACCATGTGTAGAAGATGTTAAGCGGGTAGTTAATGACCGTTCCAAGTGCAACGTGAATTGAGGTTTCTTTTGCAATCAGAGGGTCATATAGTTTCATAAAAAAGGGTTCGCGGGTAATGTAAACATTATAAACAGATCATTCGCGGGTAAAGGTAACCCCGCGAACCCAAACAGTTACTCTTCAGTTTCTGCCTGTTGCTGCGCAAGAGTTTCATAAAGGGCAACAACCTGAATCGCTTGATCACGTAGTTGGCCAATGGTAGTAAGTTCTTCACCCTTGAAACCGCCACGCGTCACTACGGTGTCCACGACCGCAACACAAGAACGTGCTACGCGGTTTGATAGGTCATTAAATGTTGTTTGTTCTTCAGTCATTTTAAGCTCCGTAAGTTGATGACTTTTCAAGCGCAATAAAGTATTGCGTGTTAGAATTAATTGAACGGAAGTGTGAGATTAACTTAGTTGAGATAGACACCTCATAGTCTTCGCCCAACAACTTCATGTTGTTAACACCCATAACAAAGTTAAAGTTTTCATCCACAGGGAATTGACCTTCAACTAAAATAGAATACGAGTTAGAAGTAGAATCTTCTGTGTCAACTACAGCAACTTCGATAGAATTTCCGTTAGGACGGATTGAGATGTTGTCGTAGCCTAGCGCAGACGATGCACGTTTGATCTTACTTAGGGTTTCGTTAGTAAGTAAAAATTTGACTTCACACTCAGGCATGACGATGTCTTTCTTAGGAGCAGAAAGCATCTCGGGATCAGAGTAAAAGTATTTGACAGATGACAAACCACTGCCGTCCGAAACGGTACAGAAGTGTTCACCAAAAGTAATTGATGGATTGTCTACCAGAGACAACACAGACAAGAACTCAGACAAATCATAGATACCAAATGTGTTTGGAAAGTCCTCTTCGATCTCAGCGCGAGATACGATATTCTTTGCGATAGACATAGTCTTCAAGACGTTTCCGCCATTGACAACAATGTTTGGATTGATAGTCGAGAAGTTTCGCAAGATCTCGACCGTGCGACTAGATAGTTCCATTAGATGTTTCCTCAGTTGATATGTTGCACATTATATAACATTCTATACCCACTTGTCAAGTGGTCTCTCTCATACGACTGAAATTTTTATCCTTTACGAACGATAACTTTCGTTCAAAGTGGGCATCTTCAAGCTCAGTCTTGTGTGAGATTACAAACACATTGGTGTCTTCTTTTAATGTGTCAATAATCTTCATAAGGTTGTCGACACCCTCCCCATCGAGAGACGAATCAAAAGTCTCATCAAGGATCAACAGGTTAGTCGACACAGAATTTTTCATCTTGGCAATCTGTCGCCAAGTGAACAAAAGAGATAGGTCAATACGTTGTTTCTCCCCTTCTGAGAAAGAATCGTAAGAAAAGGTGTCTCGGTAACGAGACCGGATAGTCTCAGTGAAACTATCATCCAACTCAAAGTGAACAAAGAAGTCTAGGATTTGCAAGTACTTGTTAGTCAGTTCATTGATGACCGGAATATATTGACGAATGATTTTAGTCTTAATACCCGTATCACGCAACAGCTCACTGGCAATGCGGTTATAAGATGATCGCTCGGTCAGTTTAAATTTGTTGTCTGTGAGATCGTGCAACTCAGAATCTAGTTCAGTAAGGTCTGCGTTTGCTTGTCCCATGTCTCCATCACTGTTAGACATCTGAGAAAGGTCAGACTGAATCTTTTGGACATTTTGAGTCAATCGTGAAACCAGTTGCATATTGTTATTCATAACATTCTGCTTGTGGGATAACTCCGACATCTCAGACTCTAGTCTCTCAATGTTTTCTTGATACTCTAGTAGTTGTTTATCAGCCTCTGACATCAAACCCTTGAGTTCTTTAGCGCGATCGGTCGCAGCGGACTTTTTAGATTGTCGCAACTCATCACCAATGTCTTGATCACAGGTCGGGCAGTGTTCATGTTGATCAAAGAACTTTGCGTCTTTAACCACAACCTTTACCTGAGTATCAAACTGTGTACGATACTTTTCTAGTTTTTGTTTATTGGTACGGATTTTGCACAGTTCATCTTGTACAGAAGGCAACAAATTATTGACGGTCTCAGATAGTTCTGCCGTCGCTTCGTTGAGTGTAGCGATATCGTCATTAAGACCCCGAATCTCTGACTCTTTCTCTTTACGTTGTTGCGTATTGATAGCAGTCAGATCACGAATGTATTTCTTCTGTGCGTTGATCTTGGTCTTTACAACTTCTATAGAATGGTTGTTGTTCTCGAGCTCGCCTTTGAGGAGAGAGGTTTTCTCCTTGAGTATCACATTCATTTTAGAAAATATGTTAATATCAAGAAGGTCTTCTATCACGTCACGACGAGAGGTTGAGTTGAGTTGCATG